CCCAATGTTCCATGCCGTCGTGGTCGTGCTCGTAGACGGCCCGCATGGTCGCGGACTCGTCGGGTAGGTGGCGGCAGAAGATTTTCAGGCCGTCCCACCCGATGGTCCCTGGCACGTCGCGAAGGCGGATGCCAAGGAGCGTCATGAGATCGTACTCGATAGCCCCATCCGTCTCGCGGTCTAGTCGGATGAGGTATCCGATTCCCCCGGCGTGACCCCTGCGGACGTTGCCCAATCCTGCGCGATGGCCGAAAGCGTCCCTTGGCTCATGCGACCCTTAAGCTCGCCGGGAAGCACCTTGATAAGCTGCCTTACGACTTCCTTGCTTATCTCTGCGGTCTTGCCCTGTTTCTCGTAGCCGAAAAGGTCTTCCAGATACGAGACGGGCAAGGTGCTGTAAGCCGGGATCTCGTACTCCGAACCGTCGAAGCCGAAGCGGTATACGCGAGTCTCGTTTGCAAACTCCTTCATGTGCCCTCCTGCACGTCTTGATGGCTAAAGAAGAAGGGCGGATGCACTAGGCACCCGCCACATTGCGTCGCTACTAGGCGGAAGCGACAACGCCATCGTCAAAGATGAGGTAGACGAAATGGCCGGTGCTATCCGCATTGAGGGAAAGCGTAGTGCCGAAGAGAACCGCGCCGGTCGGGACGAAAGAGATATCGTCAATGTCGGTTACCTGCGCGTTCGGGGCGAAGAGGCGCACGCGGCGACCCTCGTCGGCCATGCTCATTGCGTAGGCGTGCGCCGGGCCGACTCCGCCCGTAAAGCTCATATGCAGGATCCCGCCGTGCTCGGTCGTGGCCGCTTCCGTCGAATAGTCCTCGGTCAGAAGAGACGCCAAAGTCTCGTCAACCTGCATCGCCGGGATGCCCATGGTTGGCTCGGCTTGGCCGTCGAGGACACGGATGCCAGCCTGCGACCAATCGCGCAGCTTGTCGCCTGCGGTCATGATCCCAGAGAGCGTCACGCCATCGCTGGAGATGTAGCCCAGAGACTTCTCCCAGCCTGTCGAAAGGACGCTGCGGGCGTCGGTAGGCGTGGCCACGCCTACCTTTGCAATCTGGATTGCGCCAGTTGTGGCGTCCTGAATTGGCTTGGGAACGTAGACTTGCGAAACGTTGATTCCCATAGTTGTTTACTCCTAAAAGATAGATGTGCCGTTAAGCCCCAAGTTACAAGCGATGGTCACGCGGGGAACGTTGGCGCGGTTCACGTCGGGGTTGGGATAGACGTTGGTAATCGATGGCTCGCGCCAACAATTCCCGGTCTTTGGGGCCACAAAAGGCAGGCGCTCAAGCGCCTTCACAACGTCTAACGCCGTGTCCCATGCGTCCGTGTAGTCCTTGGCATCGTCCCCGGCCCACACATCAATCGAAAAATCGTGTTCCCAGACGGTGGCAGCCATGGGCGTACATCCAAGCTGGCAGACGCGCACACAAGGGGGCGCGATGCGCTCGGGCATGTTTGCGTAGGTGGTAAGGCCCGTGAGTTCCGCGAGGTCTTGCGCAAGCGACCATTCTCCATCGCGCGGTCTGGTCAAACTTTGCATCTCCCACCGCCTAGTTGATTCTGCACGCCTGCACCGCCATGCTCAGAGCCTTATCCTCGGACTCGGCAATCCTCGCATCCTCGGTAGCCGTGTATACCGTGTAAGCCGTTCTTTGGCCGGTATTGTGCGGGCCGCGCACCTCGAAGCCGTCACCGGCCATGGACGCGATGCGCTCGCCAGCCGCAAGGCATTCCTCCGCCATGACTGATGAATGCAGAAGCTCGGCGATGCCCGTGTGGTCTAGCTCGATGCGAACCGAACCAACCTTTCTTGCCATGGCTACACCTCCCAATCGATGAGTTGGACTTGCGTGTAGTCGCGCGTGTGGAAGGGTGATTCGTAGGCCATTGGCACGCCGTCCACCTTGTACGTGGCGCCGTCCACGGTCACGCGGTCACCCTTGGCGATGTCGGCCCCGGGAGGGGCGTATAGCGTCTTGCGCTGAGTGATTGGAGCTTCAGGCTCTCCGTAGTCGGCGCTCGATGATGGGGCGTCGAGCACGCAGCCGACCACCTCGTGCGTGGTTGCCGAAGACCAGTCCGGGACGGTCGCGCCGCGCGAGGACTTGGATCCGGGCCGCGTGACGGCGACGGCCTTCTTTGCCCACCTCGGCAGCATCTACGCCACCCCCACGATGCGGTAAGGCTCAAGTAGCGCCTTGTCGCTTTCGAGCATGCGGACACCACCCGAAACGCCGTTGTCGGTTTGGTTGTAGGTCGCTCCCGCAGTGCCGATGTGTTCCTCCCGCAAGCCCGCCGTTGCCACAAGGTGATTCACGGTCAGCTGGTAGCAAACCTGCCTGAGCGCGTCGGACTCGATGCCCGCCGTACACGTAAGCGACTGCAAGGCCACGGGGCGGCGCACGAGCACGCCACAAGAAAGCATCAACTCGTCATGGCGGTTAACGTCTCCATACGTGGCAGTTGACGGGTCAACTCCCATGACGGGTATTGTCGTAGACCCATGCGCAAGCACCTCGAAGGTGCATGAGAGCTTGGGCGTCACGTGCCAGCCGCAGTAGTCGCGGATGGCCTGGGACGCCGCTGCGAGCGTGGCGGTCTTCGCTGCGGTCGTGGCCGAAAGCTCGGAGCCGCCCATGGCGTCGAATTCGTCCACCGTGAGGATTGAAGGCAGCTCGGTCGCTTCGACCTCGTAGCCCCACCTAGTCAGCATCGTGAGCCTGCTTGGTCTTGGTCGTGCGAGCCTTGTTGCGGGGCGTGCGCTGCTTGGCCCGTGGCCTTTCGGCCTTGACCTCGACGGCCCCGGCAGGCTGCGTGCCTTCCTCGTACTGGTAGGTCAGCTGACCGACCTTATAGATCTTGAGGGCCATACGCCCACCTCCCTACAAAGAGTGGCACCGCCCAGACGGAGCCGAGCGGTGCCCATGGATTACTGATGCGCCAGAGACTAGGCAGCGGAGAGAGTCACCTTGGCGAAGGCGGAGGGGACGCGGATGGCGAGGGCGAGACGCTCCTCGATGCGGACGGTCACGAGATTGTGAGTGAAATCGTCCTCGTTGGCGTTGGTGACCTCGACGCGCAGGCCGGAGCCGGACTTTGTCACGACGGAGCCCGCCGCCTTGAATGCTCCGACGTAGGCTGTGCCCTTGGCGACTGCGGAGGTCACGACGGTGGGCAGACCCCAGATACCGGGCTGCTGCTGCACGCCGGTGCCGCTCGCGTAAGCCCCATAGAAGAAGCCGCCACCGAAGTACTGCCCGTTGGAATCCTTGGAGAGACGGAGCGTCTGGTAGTCGGCGGGATTGATCACGATTGCATCTGCGGTGTAGCCGGTCGCGGTCTGGATGCTGGTCATGGCGGTAAAGAGCGTGTCCTGCATGGAGGTCGCGTAGGCCGTGGACTGGATGCCCGAGGCAGCAGCGAGCTTGGTCACGAGGTAGTTCTCGACGGCAAGGTTGTGCTCGTACATGCCACGATTGTTGATTGCGGACTCCAGGAAGGGCGCGTCCTCGGTGAGCTCGTCGCTTTCCTTGAAGAATGCCGCAACCTTATCCAGGGCGACGGTGACAGGACTGTGTGGGACGTGAATCTGAGGTTTGGCAGCACCCTCGGCGGTGACTGCGGGGGCACCCTCGGTCGCGGAGAGGACGTAGTACTGGAGAGCGTTGCCGGAGATGTTCTCGGAGCCGAAGAGGGCGCGGACGGAGAGCGGGCGCGGGACCACATCGACCACGGTGGTCGAGGACTCGGTCACGGGGATGGTGGTGTTCGTGTCCGAGTTGGCCTTGAAGCCAAAGTCGGTGCTTGCGGTGTTGCGCCCACCCTTGAAGCCGTCGAGCTTCAGGTTCTTGACGGCGAACTCGCCGAGGGTGCGGGGCTCGGTGCTTGCGCTCTTCTCGCCGTTAGGTGCGAGCTGGTTCATAATGCGCTCCTTCTGCGCCTGCGCTGCCTTGGCGGCCTTGGCGCGGTCATAGTCGGCCTTTGCGGCCTTCACTGCGTCGATGGTGGTGGCGGACTCGATGCGAGCCTTAGCCGCCTTCATCTGCTCATCGAAAGTCAAAGCGACCTCCTAAAGTGTGTCGATGATTGCCTGCTTGTATGCCGAAAGCGCGGCCTTCTCATCGTCGGTAGGCTCCGTGCTCGGGTCGGTCTGTGCATCCGACTCGTCACCGCCGTCCGTCGAATCGTCCGCCCCGCCATCAGTGAGCTGGTCGATAGCGTCAAGGATGGACTGTGCGCTCTCCTTGATGGATGCCAGCACGTCCTCGTCCGCCTTGCTGTTGCGCTTGCCAATCTTTGAATTCATGGACTTCACCTCATCGATAGTCGCGTGCATATTCGCGGGCACAGTCACCACGGAGCACTCGAAGAGGTCAAGCTTCCGCAGCTCGTGTGCCTTCGTGCCGTCTTCAAGCGTCGCCGTGCCATCGTCCAGCACGTCATACGCAAAACTCATCTGGTAGACCTGCCCGCGCTTGAGCAGGTTGTAGACGGTCTGACCCTTGGGCGTGTCGAGGAAGATATGTCCGGTGACGCGAAGGCCCTTGTCATCCTCGGCGGCGTCAACGTAGCCGATGTTGTAATCCGGGTCTTCCATCACGTGGCCGAAGAGAAGCGGGATGCGCCGCCCATCGTCCTCGTGCTGCTTGAGCGTGTCGGTGAACGCTCCCTTTGCAACCACGTCGCCGTAGCAATCCGGTTCTCGGTCGAAGGTAGACGCATACCCCTCGAACGTCTTTTCGTTCTCTGTGCCATCGCCGTCCTTCAGCTTGACGGTGAAAGCCTTGGTCTGTGGCTTCATCACACCTCCCAAATCGTGATTTCGACCTGACAGCGGCAGTAACAAGACTCGTCGGGGTCTAAGGTCTGGTCGTGCGGCCATTGCGCCCCGTTCGAAAACGGTTCGTCAAAGCCCACGGTCTCGCCGTCCATGGCCACGTGCTCGCTGCGGTCGGTCTGGCCACCGCCCACATGAATCCACGTCTTGCGGCGGACGTACTGCTTTGCCGGGGCGCACTGCCTGATTGCCTCCATGCCGCCCCAGACGCTGCACGCCGTGGCGAAGCTCACGCCCGAGGACTCCGCACGGGAATCCTTTGCCTTGTCGAAGACGCCTTGCGGGGTGTCTCCCTGCACGTCCTCGTCGATTTCGTCCTCATCGAGCTTGAGGGCGCGGCGGAGCTGGCGGTAGGTCACGGAGTTTATCGCCGCAGCCTTTCCCTCGGCCATCTTGCGTATGTACGCCTCGGTCCGGCCCTGGTCGTAATCGTCGGGGTCCAGGCCCACGTCGGTGAGCGACTTGCGCCCTCCTGCCGTGGCGAGGTCGAGGAAGATTGGCTCTAGATCGTCTGCAAGCTCTCGATTCCAGCGCTTCCCGTCCCACCAGGACGCGGACTTCACTCCGCCCTTGGCCTTGGACTTGTCGATTTCAGGAAGGACGCGCTTGCTCTGGCGCTCGAAGAACTTCGAGAGCGTGGCGGTGAGCTTTGCGCTGCCAGCCGCGCTCGGAGTGCGCCTTGTCTTGCGCTTGATGGGCTCCTTGCGAGATTTGACCTCGGGAGCACCGGCAAGGAGCGAATTGCTCGCGCCGCCGTCTCCGTATGCCACGTTGAGCGGCTGGATGAGCTCGGCGGCGCTTCCGCCCAGCGCGGGCATGTTGAGCCGCGCACGCGCCTCGTCCGCGACCATCCACGGCCCGCCTACCGCACTCGTGAGCACGCTTGCCTGCTCCTCGAAGCTCGCGGAGAGCTTGGAGGACAGGTCGAACTCCACGTAGGTGGAGGGGTTCACGCCGAGGAGCGGGAGCATGACCTTGTTGATTCGCTCGCAGACCATGTCCATGACGGGCATGAGCGCCTCGCTGTAGAGTGCGCGGGCGTTGTCCTTCGCGCTCGCGTACGTCTGCGCGCTCGTGTGGTAAATCAAGCTCGGGTTGATGTGGTAGGCGGCGCACACCTCCTCGCGGGTGAGCTGCGCCGACTCCGCGAACTGAGCCTCCTTGGCGTTGATCGTGGTGTCGTGCAGCTGCATGCCGTCCTCGAGTATCGGCGTGCCTCCCGTGTCTATGCCCTGCTCGCCCGCGAAGTGCGCCTTCCACGATGCGGCCCAGCGGTTGCGCTGCTCGGGGTCCCAGCCCACGCCCTGCGGGCGAGAAATCCAGCGACTCACCCAGCCGCCGTTGCGCCAGACTGCGTTGCGGTAGTCAAGCGCGTGCATGCGCTCCTCGAGAATGCGCTTTAGGCTCTCGACGGGTGACATCGGCGTTACGCCCGACTCGGGATTGTAGGCGGCAAAGCGGATGACGCTCTTGGCGTCGATGCGCACCTGCGCCGTGCCGGAGTCCGGATTCTGAATCACGTAGGCGGTCGGCGTGAAGCCATCGGACGTGAGCACGTCCTGCACCCAAGCGTAGGGCAGGCGCGTGATTTCCCAGCCGCTTTCGCGCGTCTCGTTGGGAGAGACGTACCAGAGGGCGCACCCGTACAGGCAGAGGTCACCGACCAGCGCCGAGATGAGCTCGAAGGTCGTGAACCCATCGGCGGGTGAGTCGAGCAGGATCGCGGCTGCTGAGGTGCGGTCGCGCAGGCGGTTGTTCTCGCTCTCTCGCACGTAGCACTTGAGCGGTGTGCTCGCGATGGCGTCCGTTACGTAGGACACCACCGCGCGGAGCTCGGGCTGCTCGTTGTAGAGGTCGGCGGGAGACTTGCCAAGCACGCTCGTGGAGGTGCCGACCCTCATGAGCACGACGCGCCGCCCGAAAAGCCTATCGATTATCGACATTGACACCTCCTAGAGGATTAGCAAGCCGTGGTCTTCGTATGCGCTCGCCGCTTCCCGTGGCTTGGCGTCGGTCGCGGCCCCGTATGCCATGGTCACGGCCACGAGAGGGGAAATGTCCTCCGTGCTCTTGGCCCTGTCCCAAGTCCATGCGCCATCGCCCATCGGTCGCGTCACAGCGACATTGGCAGCGAGGTCTAGGGCGGGCTGCGGGAAGTGCATCACCGGCGAAGAGTCGGAGCGTGCTTCTGGGTCTGGGTTGCTCGCATTGACGGCATCCCATAGACGCCCGCACCATCCGGCCACGTCGCGGCCCTGGCACGGGACTACCTCCACGCCGTCCACCGCATCCACGAGGTCGAGAAGCGAGGACACGGGAGCGCCCTTTGCCTGGGCGGCGATGCGCACGACGTGGTGCGGCGAGTTCTCGGCGAGACGCTGCACCGCATCAAGCACCCACTTCAGTCCACCGCGGTACGCGATTAGCTCGACGTGCCAGCGGCCATCGGGGCGCATTCCGCACACCGCGATAGACGCGTGCTGGCGGTCTGCGCTCACGTCCAAGCCATAGCAGAGCGGCGAGTCCGGAGCGATGCGCGAGTCACGGTCTACGCCGCCCTCCCAGGAGCATTCGGGGAATGGTGCCTTGACGGTGGACGTGACCCACTGGCAAAGGCATTCGGTGCGAAATTCCACTTCTGGGTCTGTCGCTGCGCTTGAGCGCAAGGCCCTCTCGGTGAGGAAGCCGTAGCCAAGCGAGGGATTCGCCTGCGCCCATGCGTCTCTGTCCCAGACGCTCGCATCCGGATCCGCGCTCCACTCGAAGATTGCTGGCAGGTCTGAGATGTCGATGCCGTCTGGTAGCTCGTATGCTCCGCCGAGGTCGGCCACGATTCCGTCTGGGTCGCCAATCGCCGCGTGCGCCTTCACCCGGAGAGAGCGCAGCACCACGGACGTGCCGTCACCGGCGTTTGACATGGACCAGATAAGAGCGTTTGGCCGGGCGTTGGTGGTCTTGGAGATTGCAGACCACGCAGACCAGTCCTGGTGCTCGCGCAGCTCGTCCAGCAGCACGAGGTCTCCGGACTGGCCACGTGCGCCCTTCCGCGTCGGTGGCTTTACCTTGTACGGGCGGGAGCCGGAGAGCGTGAGGGTCTTCGAGCCGTTGACGTGGAGCACGCGGGTAATCTCC